CAAGACGCCGCCCACAACATGGTCAAGGTCAACTCTTTCCACCACACAGGCCGCACCGACAACATCCCGGATTTCGACATGCTCATCAGCTTCCTGTTCAACTTCGCGGAAGGAAAGATCCCTTTCAGCAACACAGTAGCGTACGAGTCCCGGAACTACATCACGGACTGCGCGGTCGACATCAACACACATCACGGCATTGACACATCCAAACTGAGAAAGATCCCCGTGCTCAACTTCTGCAAGAAAGCGCAGACATGGGCCCTGAAATAGGGTATTCTATTCACCATGAATTTCCAGCACAAGACTTTCGCCCATCCCGCCACGGGACGACCCGCCAAAATCCGACAAGTAGAGCAGCTTCCAAATGTGCTCTGCCTGGAGTTAGAGAGCCCTTACCACCCTAAAGGCCACCAAGAGTTTGAAACGCTCTACCTCCACAACGATGGTGAAACCATTTCTTCCTTCTCCGTCACTATGGCAAACAAGACACCGACTAAGACGAAGATCATCGGTTTCATAGGATCCTGTCTCTAACAGGGTATTCTATATCATGAATTCCAACCATAATGACCCGCTCACCATCGAAAATCGCTTTCAAGCGATCCCCAAGAAAGTCTGGCAACTTCAGACGACCAACACGTTCAAGCCAGCTCAAGGGCGCTGTTGCTGCCATGGCCGCAATGTCGCTCACCAAGCGAAGGCCGGCCCGCAGGACAGCAAAGAAGACCATCCGCCCGTCAAACGGTTCCGCGAGGCACTCTGAAAGGGGACAAGAGTTTCTGTCTTTCCTTACGGTACCAGTCGCCTCCACCATCGGCGCTTCCCTCTACACACTGGAAGTCAACCCCACCCAGTTCCCAAGACTCGGAGTCTTCGCTTCACAGTACAAACAGTGGAAAGGAGACGTCACCCTCAAAGTAGAGTCGCTCGGCAACGCTTTCGCCACCTCGTCAGTTTCTCTCGCTTTCATCCCAGACCCTGACGTTAACGACCTCCCTTCCGACCCAACGTCTCTGCTCAGAGTCATCAACTCGGCACCTTCGCAGAGGAACCTTCACCTCCAATCCCAAGGTTCAGCATCTGTAGTCGCACCCTGGAAGCTTTCCACCAACCCATGGAAGTTCGTCCAGGACACCGATGTCTCAGACCGAGCCAACGGAGTCTTCGTCATCGTCTCCAACGGCTCCCCCGGCGCTACAGACGTCCCCCTCAAAGTTTCAGTGTCCTACAACGTACAGTTCCAGGGCAACACGTACTCTCCTCTAGAGGGTGCATTGGCTAACGTCACCCAAGCCCTGTACGGAACCAACAATTCCCTCAGTGACACTCTTTTCCAGCCAACCTCCGGCGCCTTCAACTACACAGTCGGTGGCTCCGGAAACCGAATCCTCACGCTCACCTACCCTTCCGGCACAGTCAGCAACAAGTACATCGGCAACTGGACCCCTCTGCTGCCAAACCTCCCAAACGCGGCAATCGTGCTTTACGCATACTACGCCGCCGGAGCCGCAACCGCCTCCCTCCAGAGGAACACCCTGACCCAATTCTCGGTCTCCACCACTCAAGCCATCTATCAATTCCAAGACAGCTTGACGGTTCCAACCCTGGCCGGCTCTTTCGTCGTCCAACCCAGAATCCTCACACAATAGGTCCCTTTCCTTCCCTAGCCCTCCAGCAAATTTGACACACCACCTCCAAAGGTGACTTCATGGCACTGTACCACCTC